AATTGACCGTACCGAAGCTGGCGCTGGCCGGATCGCTATTGACGATGCGATAAAGGAAGTTTGGACCGGGCGGGATATTCCCTATGCCCTTGTTGGAGGTCGAGAAACCAACCGCCGCCGGGTCGCATTCAAGGATGTTATTTTCCCACGTCACCTTGTCATCAAGGATAGAGGTGTCCGTCGTGAAGGTGATATCAGCGGGGCGGCAGCAGTTGCGAAAGATGTTACGCCGAAAGCTGACGCCTTTGGCGCTCTGGATAAGAATGCCCTGCGGAAAGCCGTTTGCCAGCCAAGTCCCGTTCGCCCCCCGATTGACGCCCTTATGAAAGGGATCAATGTCAAACACGTTGTCATCGATATGAATCAAGTTGCTGAAGGTGTTGCTGCCGTTGAACTGGATTCCATCGACACAGTCGTAGACGATGTTGTTGCGGAAGTACCAACCAGACGTCGATTGGATCGAAACCGCCATCGGCGTGTTCAGCCCTGAGAAGATATTGCCCTGGATCAGAACGTTTCTAAGAAATGGGCCAGTCGCGATACCGTTCTCCAGATAGGTCGCCGAGGTAACCTGAAAGTCTACCGAGCCGGATCGCATATAGGGAATGCCGAAGCCATAATCCGAGAACAGCGCGGTCGCATGCATATCGCGCATGAGGATATTGTTAGCGATAATGATGTTGTAGCTGGCAGGAACCGGGGCGGTGGTGACGCTGTGATGCATGTTCATGAAGTAGGGATACGGCTCCTCGAATAGACCGGTGGCCGGATTGTTCTCGCCTGGAATGACCGCCGAGGTGCCAGCCTGCGCCGCCTGGCCACTGATCGCGATGTATGGAGCAGCCTGATTGAGGTTATCGATCGATGCCCGGTCGAGGCAGTTTTTGATAGTGTTGCCAGTGATACTGACACCGGTATTGGCTGCGCGTCCCTCCGCAGCTGTCGATGCCGTCTGAACATTGATGCCCTGCCCCCAGCAATATTCCAGGGTATTGCCGGAAATGGTGCAACTGCGAGCACCGAGGGCTTTGATACCTTGGCACAAGCGAACCGTATTGCCGGTAATGGCCAAGCCGCGATCGGATGGGCCGAGATAAGACGTATGACAGGCGATGCTGTCATCATCGCAGAACTCGACCGAATTGCCGGTAATGCGGACAAATGAACAATCCGCAGTCGAGATGCCATCACGGGCTGAATGATGCACCCAGCAACCTTCGACTGAGACGTCGTAACTATCCCGCACCGCCAAAGCAATCGATCGGGCATAGGCGACCTGAACACGACTGATCAGCACGGTGTCAGCGCTGCCGATGATGATCGGGACATGAGCACTCTGTGTGAAGTCGCTGTCGTGATTGCCTCTGACGCCGAAGTCTTGCAAGGCCACGTTGCTGACGCGGGCAAGACCCTGCTGGCCGATCAACGGCGCTGGCCCAGCAACCTGATTCTTCCACCAAATGACCGAGGCATTCATGCCATCGCCCCGGATCGTCATATTGCTGTATGTCCGGAAGGACGCCGCCTGCGTGGCGATGACATAGAGCCCCGCTGGAATGTAAATGACTGACCGGCTCAATAAGGCCGCTGCCGCCCACGCACTGGCAAAAGCCGTGGTATCGTCTGTCACTCCGTCGCCAAGAGCTCCATAGGCCCTGACATTGAGAACCCCCGAGCCAAGGGGATCGCTATTGAGTTGGGTGATGGCGCTGTTGATCTTGCTTCGCGCCACCGATCCAAGATCGCCATTGCCGACGAGGGCGAGTGCCATTATGTCCGCTCCTCAATCTCTGCCTGGACCTGCAGGACTCCGTGCGTCGTCAAACCGTCCGGATCGCGGAAGACCTGACGGAGAACCACCTGCATTTCCACGAGGGCGTTTGAGGACAAGTCCAGCGACGAATTTCCGTGCAGCACCGCATAGACGGCATCGACCATGCGCTTGCAGTGGACCGATCCGACTTGCCTCGACCAGCAGTCGATCTGCACGGTGTGGGTCGAGAGGATCAGGCATTCGGCGTCCTCGTTAAAAACATCGCTGGCGCCGAAGGTGATGTACGCCTTCTTCGGGCCGAACGGATTGAAGGGTTCTGGCGGCACCGCGTCGTAGACTTTGTCGGCGAGGGTCATCACGGCGGTGTCGCCGGACAGCGTGTCGTACAAAAGCTTCTGGAGCTCTATCTGGGCAGTCAGGGATAGGGCGGCGGTCATGCGGCCCGCTCCTGCTCACCAGTCCGTCGGGCTGCCTTCATCGCCAGGCGCAAAACCTGGATCATCTTCTTCTTGAAGGCTGGCCTGGTCGCCCGCCAGGACGGATAGAAGAAGGGATGCTGCGGCATCTTCCTTGTGCCAAATTCCTGCAGCCTGGCGTTCTGCCACTTCTGCGCGGAGCGGCCCTTGCGGGTGTGGATCTTGGTGCTGCCCTTGTTCTTGAAGGTCGCGCTGGGCGTGCCACCGCCAACCAGTGTCGTCTCGTCGCCCGCGACGATGTAGCCGATGACGCGTGTCTGCCTGCCCTTCCGGCTGCGCGGTTTTCCGGACGTCTTGAGTTGCCCGCCGAAGCGGCCCCAGGTGAAGCGGATGCTCTTCTCGAGCGCGTGGGTGTCCTTCCCCACCAGCCGCTTCATCATGGGGATAGTGATCGTGTTGGCCGCTTCCTCGATGGCGACGACGGCCTCCGTCTCGATCATCTCCTCCATTGCCTTGATGCGCGCAATGAAAGCCTTCTCACCTGTGACGGTAAACAGCTTAGTGTCTTCAGTTGCCATTACTGGGCCACTCCCGATTGCACGAGGACGTCGAGATAGCCGCGATCGAGCGAGCGGGTGATGCCGCGGATGGCGAAGACGGTGCCGGTTCTGACATCGCGCATGCGCCAGTCGGGCTTGATTCGGGCGGTGTCGTCACTGACGCGGACGCGAACGATCAGGGGCTGCTGGCCTTCAAGGCGCGCCGCCTGCACACCCTCGCCGCCACGCAGCCAGGTGTACCCGGCGCGGATCGAGAACTGCTCGACAAACTCGTTCTGCCAATTGCCGTAGCCATCCTCGACCGAGTTTAACTCGTCGAAGACGACGTGCTCGATAAGCTGTCCTGCGCCGCGATAGGATTTGGCCATCAGACGCAAAAAAGAACCCCGCCCCACATTTCTGTGAGGCAGGGCTATCGACGACGAATGCTTGGACGCTGCGGCAAAATGCGCCGAAGCATGCGCGGCGTCAATATCTATCGGGTGGCAACCGGCCCTTCCCAGATCCCCGTAGCGACGAAGGAATCGATCTGTCCGATCCGTTGATTGACCTCCGTTGTCAGGCCCGCGCTGACGTTGGGAGGGCAGGCGGCGGCTGGTATCTGGCTGAGGCCGATCCGAAGATTGCTCTGAACGATGCGGGCGTTCGCCTGCTTCTCAGGGAGTGGCGCGGCGGATTCCGTAAGCGTCTTCAGATAGGTGTCCTGTGCCTGAAGGCCATCGACCGCCAACTGACAGGCTGGAGGCAGACTTGAAGTCGACGACATCTGTGTTGCTCCGGGCTGAACGCATTGGGCCGCGCAGCCAGCCAGTGAGAGCAAGGCGCACGAGGCAAGGAAGATCCGCTTCATGACTTGGTTGTTCCTTTGGTTTGAGGGAATGTGATGAGCGGCGCATAAGCACACCGCCCATCGCTTAATGGCTAGTGTTTAAACCAGAGCCACCAATTGGCAGGGATAGGCCCAAGAGGACCAAGGTGGTTGTGATTGCTATCGTTATTATGACTGCCAGTGTCGTGAGAACCTGGGCTTCTGCCAACGCTGCTTGGGCTACTAGTACTAGCACCCGTGTTGTTGTTACCTTGTCCGTTGCCGGCATTGTTATTTCCATATCCGCTGCCGACATTGTTGTTTCCGTTGTTGTTCCCGGTGTTGCCGTTGCCGTTGTTGGAACCGACATTTCCGTTCCCGTTGCCGTTCCCGCTATTGCTGACTCCACCGTTCCCATTGCCGTTGCCGTTGCCGGAACCGCTATTGCCGTTGCCGTTGCCGTTTCCCGCCCCAACGGCAGCGATGGCCACCGTTGACGACAGGAGAAGGGCGGCGAGTGTGAGCTTGAACATTTTAGGGGTTGCCGTTGAAGTTGCCGTTGAACGCGCCGACGTTGTTATTCCCGTTGTACATCCCACCGTTGTAGTTGCCATTAAAGGCTCCGGTGTTGTTGTTGCCCGACGTTGGCGAGGTGTTGTTGTTGCCATTAAAGGCACCGGTATTGCCTGTGCCACCGTTGAAGGCTCCGGTGTTCCCGGTCCCGGTGTTGAACGCACCGCGATTGCCGTTGATGTCCCAACCGCCGTTGCCGTTGCCGTTGCCGTTAAGCAACCCGCTATTAGCATTGCCGTTGAGATTGCCGTTGGCTATGCCGACATTGCTGTTCCCATTGCCATTGCCATTGGCGACGCCGGTATTCAGATTGCCGTTGAGATTGCCATTTGCGGCGCCGACGTTGCCGTTGCCGTTGCCGTTGCCATTGCCAGCGGAGAAGGCAAAGGCGCTGGTTGTGATGAGCAGCGCGGCTAGAACAGTGAGTGCTCTTGTCATGCGACTTGTCTCCGGTTGAAACGAGGACCGCCCCCTGGCCGGGGCGGTCCCGATTAAGCAGTCCTCAGCGGTTGAGGTTGCCGTTGAAGTTGCCGCTTCCGAAGCCGAAATTGGCATTGCCGTTGGCGTTACCGTTGCCAATGCCGAGGTTGCCGTTGCCGTTCACGTTGCCGTTGCCGACGCCGACGTTGCCGTTGCCATTCAAGTTGCCGTTGAGCAGACCGGTGTTGAGATTGCCGTTAAAATTTCCGTTGCCAACGCCGGTATTTCCATTGCCATTCAGGTTGCCGTTGAAGGCACCCGTATTCCCGTTGCCATTAAAATTTCCGTTGAATGCACCCGTGTTGCCATTGCCATTGCCATTGCCGCTACCGACGGAGAAGGCATAGGCGGGGACGGAGATGACGAGGGCCGCAGCGGTCGCCAAAAGAAGCTTCATCATGGTCAAGACCTCAGTGAGTGACAGGCCAAAGCCTGGGTTACCGCATCGGCAACCGCCTAAAGCACTGTCCAAGTGCCCTAGGCGCTTACCGTTTGGGAAACCGTATTACAGATTCGGGAATGTGGGTTTGTACTAAAGCAAACCGGAGACGAAAACCAACGCGAGCCCGAACAGCGCTACGCAGATTTCGTCCCGACGTCTCCCGCCGGTCACAATAGGCGATCCAACGACCGCCACAGCCCCCATCAGCAAGACAATCCACTGCCCTGACATTACGGCAGTTTATCACATTCAAGGTTTCGTCTATATGAAGCCCGCTTTGTGACACATGCGAGGCTAGGGCCAATTGCCCGCCGCTGTAAAGGGATTTTTAACATCCCCACAATTTGGCCAGCGAGGTCAGGTGAATGCGCAACAGGTCGGAATGCGTGTCCCGCTCCCGCCGGGTCGCGTAAAGATCGTGGATATGGAAGCCTTCGCCGCACACCCGGCCGACCAGGGCGTAGCCGTGCGAGCCCAACAGGCCGCGGGCCTTGGCGAGATCCTTGCTTGCATCGGAGCGCTGCGCTGCGACATCGGGACTCACCGGCCCCGGCGACT